CTCAAAATGCGGGTGCATGTCCTGCGGATAGATGCGCTGCCGATACTCCATGACAAGCGCGTCGATCCACTCATCGGTCGCAGGCAGCGGAGGAAGCTCCCCCACTGCGGCGGGCTCGGCCTGTGGCGCGGGCTCTGGTGAATGCAAGAACCCATGCTCCACGGGTCTCCAGTCGCCGCCATGCTTTTCCTCCATGTCCAGCGCGCTGAAGGCAGCAGACATCTCCCGTCGCAGCCGGCGCGCCGCGTACACGTCGTAGGTGATGGCCAGAGAACCCCTGTCCAGCATGTAGCGTCCAGTGCTGCTGCCGTCCGGGCTGAATTCCTCAACCAACCATACGTAGATCATGAATAGTCCTGGTCAAAGTTGCATGGAACGGACCACTGCTTGCCACAGCGTGAGCACTCCACAATGTCGCGCTCTTCCACCACTCCACAGCAGTCCACTGTGCGCGGCTCGGGGCAGCTTCGCAGGTGCTTTTGGCAAAGTTCCGGCTTCTCGGTATCGTGCAAAGAGCATCCTCCGATAACTCTCCCTCCGAGAAATCGTTTCGGGCGAGAGTTGCCCAATCCAACATTGGCCTGCGTCGTGGGCGCGATGGGTTGGTTGGCGAGCAAAGCATCACGCTCCGCACGCAGCTTGCGCACAGCTTCGGCTTGTGGGCTATTCCATTTTCCAGCGTAGGCACCGCGAGTGGTCAGCGTTGCATCTGGATTGGCCGCAGCAACTCCGCAGCAGATCACCTGATTCGTGAGCGTGTCGCACTGCTTCCGCCATGCCTCAACCTGGGCGCGGAGTTCTTGAATCTCTTCGTTCGCCTCGGGCTGTGCTGCCTGCGGCTGTGCGAGGTCTGCACGCAGTTGATCCAGCGCATCGTCGATGATCTTCATGTCGGCGTCTGAGCCGTGAATGCCGGCCTTCCCTTCCGGGTCGCAGAGTACAGATTCCAGCGCCTCCAGCGCCTTTCGGATGTCGCTCATTTCGCTCTCCTGCAGGCCTTGGCGAACTCGCACGACTCGCAGCCTGCGTTCAGGGTCTCGCGGCGCACGTCCTTGCCCATGCGCTTGGCGGCCCGCTCGACGCGGATCGCGGCCTCGGAGCTCATCCCGCGGCGCCCGGCTGCGACGTGCCGCAGCGTGCCGTAGGTGGTGCCCGCCAGCGCAGCCAGGCGCTTGAGTTGTGTGGGGGTAAGATCGATGAGGTTCATGCTTGCACTGTAGCAGGTGTTCCATGTAGACTCAAGCCCGCGGTGGGGTCTCCTCCTTGTCTCCTCTCCCCACCGCTTTCGCCAGCCATGCAGTTGCCGGCAACGCCCACCTAAGACGTGGGCGTCTTTTTCTGCAAATAGTTCTTGACGGCCTGGTGGAGCGTGTGCTACATTTACCCCCAACAGAGCGAGACAAACATGCTGCTTGCAATTCACCGCAGACTCTACCGCTGGTACCACGAGCGGTGCGTGCGTCGACTTCAGTTCGTCTTGGCGCACATCGCGCGTGAACTCGACGCAAACGACCTGGGCGCCGAAGAAACGTACGCAGTGGAGTGCTGGCTCGCTGACGTGATTCGCGACCTGCGGTACCACCAGGCCAAGCTGGCCGCCCTCTTTCCCCAACCCGCCACTGAAAGGTGATCATGACCGTCAAGATCGAACTGACCTTCGCCAACATCGACGAAGCCACCGCATTCCTCGCGGGCAAGACCAAGGCCGCCGCAGACACCGGCACCACGGCCAAGCCGGACCCCAAGCCGAAGGCCGAGAAGACGGCCGAGAAGCCCGCTGCCGCCGAGAAGCCGGCTGCCGATACCAAGCCTTCTGCGGACACCGCCCAGACCGCTGTCCCGTATGAGAAGACCGGCCTGCCCGAGAAGATCGCGGCGTGCGTCAAGAAGGACCGTGACGGCGTCGTCGCGCTGCTGGCCGAGTTCGGCGCCAAGAAGGGCAGCGAACTGAAGCCCGAGCAGTACGCGGCCTTCGGCGAGAAGATCGACGCGCTGCTGGCACCGGCGGCCGACCTGTCGTGAAGCTGACTGCCATCTCGACTGCCATCCTGGCGGCCGGGTGGCGGTTCACCGCCGCGCACCACCGCGGCACCTACGCACCGCACCGCGTGTGCCGCGCCTACTGGCTGGCGTGCGCGCGTGCGCGCGTGCTGAAGGGAAGTGAGATGGAGCAAGTTGGAATGGGTGTGATGCTCGGAATGCTTGGAGGTAACGCCGATTCGGTGACCGCGTTTACCGGCGCAGTGGGTAAGACTATTTCCGCGCTGCGGCTCGGCGATGATGATGCACTGCATTTCGAATTCGACGACGGCACGAAGATGAAGTTGAGCGACGAAGGTCAAAGCTGTTGCGAGCTTCGCTACATGCGAACCGACGACAACTTGGCCGACTTCGTGGGCGCGAAGTTGCTTGGCGCCGAACTCAAAGAAGCGCCGGGCATTGAGACCGAAGGGGAATACCACGAGGTGCAATTCCTGGAAGTGCAGACTGACCGCGGTGTGTTCACGATGGCAAGCCACAACGAGCACAACGGCTACTACGGTGGCTTCTGGGTCGTAGCAGCAGCGGAATGAAGGAACTCGACAAGTGACAGCCCACGCCAAACTCTCACCCAGCGGCAGCAAGCGCTGGTTCGCTTGCCCCGGCAGTCTCGCGCTCGAGGCGCCGATCCCGAACAAGTCGAACACATACAGCGACGACGGCACTGCGATGCACGACATCGCGGCCCGGTGTCTCACGATGCACTACCAGGCCACCAAGTACATCGGCATGGAGATCCCCGTGCACCACGAGGGCGAGCCGGAACGCTTCGTCGAGTTCACGGACGAGATGGCCGAACTCGTGCAAGGCTACGTCGACACCGTGCGCGTGATCGGCATCGGCAACGAGGTGCACATCGAGAAGCGCGTGGACTTCAGCGAGTTCGTGCAGCTGCCCGACTCGTTCGGCACGGCCGACGCGATCATCGTGGACGACCGCGCCGGCGAGCTCGTGCTGATCGACCTGAAGACCGGCTACACGCCGGTGGTGGTCGAGGAGAACAGCCAGCTGATGCTCTACGCGCTGGGCGTGCTGGCCATGCTCGCCGACGGCGATCAGGTGCCGGTCGGCGCGGCACCCAAGGACGAAGAGGAGTGCGATCTCGTATGAACGCCATTTTCGAAGCCGCTCGAGCGCGCGGTATCAAGACCATTCGGCTCGGCATCTATCAACCGAAGGTGTACGCCGGCGGCATGCGCGAGTGGACCTGCAGCCTCGAGGACCTGGAGAAGTTCGCCACGCTGGCCCGCTCCAAGGCCGCCAGCGTGCGCGTGGCCGAGGAGTCGCACGGCAAGATCGATCAGGCCGAGTGGGAGCGCACGTTCCTGCACCCGAACCCCAACGAGCAGGATTGCGCGTTCTGCCGCGCCATGGCCACGTGCCCGGCGGCCGCGCGCCAGGTGCAGAAGGTCGTGGGCGAGGACTTCGGTGTCGTGGTCGAGCAGGAGGGTCTGTTCCCGGTCGACGCCGAGACGAAGCCGGTGGACCTGTCCGTCCAGATGAAGGCCACGGGCTTCATCGAGGACTGGTGCAAGTCCGTGCGCGCCGAGGTCGAGCGCCGCCTGCTGCTCGACCAGGAGGTGCCGGGCTTCGGTCTGGAACTCGGCCGCCAGGGCCCGCGCAAGTGGAAGGACCGCGAGGAGATCGAGGAACTGCTGCGCAAGAAGATGCGCCTGTCCACCGAGGACGTCTACAACCTCAAGCTGAAGTCACCGACCCAGCTGGAGGAGATGACCAAGGTGCCCAAGGGCAGCACCGAGAAGCCGCTGATCGGACCGCGCCAGTGGACGTCGCTCAAGGCCCTCGTCGTGCGCAGCGACCCCAAGCCGTCGGTCAAGCCGGCGAACGCGATCACCAAGCCCTACAAGCCGACGAAGCCGGACGCTTCGGATTTCACCGCGGTCGATGACGGCTGCGATCTCGTCTAGGAGAACACGATGGAAACCTTCACTCAGCCCAAGATCACGGGCTACCGTCAACTCAGCGAGGCCGAGGTGGCGCTGATGAACGAGGGCAAGGCACTGGCCGAGGCCTGCGGCGCCTACATCGAGAAGCTGCGCACGCACGCGAATACCAGCTTCGGCGTTCCCGCCGGCGCCGTTCAAGTGGACGGCATGCCGACGCTCGACCAGCGCTGGGTCAGCATCGGCGCGACGCAACTGCAACAGGGCTTCATGGCCGTGATCCGCGGCATCGCTCAACCCTCCACTTTCTGATTTCTCCCACCACCCACTGAAAGGACAATCTCCATGGGTATCAAGCTGATGCTGAACGACGTGCGTTGCAGCTTTCTCACGCTCGGCGACCCCGAGTATTTCGGCGGCCAGAAGACCAAGGACACCGACAAGCGGCGCTGGTCGGCCACGGCCCTGGTCCCCGCCAGCAGCCCCCTCAAGGCACAGATCGACAAGGCGCTCAAGGACGCCGCGGTCGCGCAGTGGGAGAAGAAGTGGGAGACCCACTACGAGAACATCATCGTGGACCCCAAGGGCTGCTGCTGGATCGACGGCAAGCGCAAGGAGTACGACGGCTACCAGGGGCACTGGGCGCTCACCGCGCACCGTCCCGAGGACAAGGGCCGGCCGATCGTCTTCGACAACGACAAGTCGCCGATCTACAAGGCCAACAACGAGATCTACGAGGGCAAGGCCGGCCGGGTCTACTCGGGCTGCTTCGTCAACATGCAGGTCGAGATCTGGGCGCAGGACAACAAGGCCGGCAAGGGCCTGCGCGCCACGCTGCTGGGCATCCAGCGCGTGCGCGACGGTGACGCCTTCGGTGGCGGCGCAGCCCCGAACGCCGACGACTTCGGCGAGATCGCCGACGGCGCTCAGGCCGACGATCTGTCGTGATCGGGTGCCCCGCTGCGGCGGGGCATTTTGGTGATGGCCTTGGTTGAATTCCTGGGGCTCACGGTTCGATTCCTGCCTGCTGGCTGAACAGAGCAGAGGCCATCACCAAAATGCAAGAGGAGCAACGATGAAGGTCTGGTCCATCAAGCACAAGCCGACGAACACGTGGATGCCATCGCGCATGAGCCGTAGCCCCCGCGGGTGGTCTCACTGGAACCCCGGCTACGTGCATCCTGAGTACGGCGCTGAGAAGTACCACGACGCCAACCCTCGCATCTTCTTCACGCTGCAGTCGGCGCGCAACGCGTTGACGGCGTGGCTGCGAGGCGCGTGGGAACAGGGCACCCACCAAGAGGGAGACTGGGAGACGGGCTACTACACCGTCGACGGAGATCCCGTGCCGATGAAGCCGCCGGTCGAACGCCGCCGCGAAGACATGGAGATCGTCGAACTGGAGGTGGTCGGTGTCTGATTCCTTCATGGATCTTGAGACCTTCAGCCCGACACCGCTGAAGAACGGCACGCACATCTACGCCGAGGCCGCCGAGGTGATGCTCTGGGCCTTCTGCGCGGAGGACAGCACGATCTACGTGTGGGACCTGGTCAACAGCAGCCTGCACTGGATCGACGATCTGGCCGAGTGCTGGGTCAGCCGGCCGTTGCTCGAGGGCGTGCTGCCGCACGAACTCAGCGAGATCATCGACGACCCGGAGATGCTGGTCTGGTTCCAGAACGGCGGCATGTTCGACTTCGTGGTGCTGCAGCGTGCGCTGCCGGCGGTGCTCGATCGCATCCCGATGTCGCGCTGGCGGGACACCATGGTGCAGGCCTTCGCGCACAGCCTGCCAGGCTCGCTGGACAAGCTGGGCGAGGTGCTGAACCTGCACGAAGACAAGCGCAAGCTCAAGCGCGGCAAGGCGCTCGTGCAACTGTTCTGCAAGCCGCGGCCCGACGGATCGCGCGCCACCAAGGACACGCACCCGACCGAGTGGCAGGAGTTCATCGAGTACGCCGGCGGCGACATCACCACGATGCGCGAGGCGCGTCGGCTCATGCCCTCGTGGAACTACAAGGGCAAGCAGATCGAACTGTGGCACCGCGATCTGGTGGTCAACTACCGCGGCTTCGCGGTCGACGTCGAGTTGGCGCAGGCTGCCGTGCGCATGGCTGCGCGCGTGCAGGCCAAGCTGGCCGAGGCGGTGCACACCGCCACCGACGGCGACGTCAACTCAGCCACCCAGCGCGACGCCTTCATGGACTTTCTGGGGCCACTGATGGCCGAGTACGGCGTCGACCTGCCCGACATGAAAGCCGACACCCTTGAGCGGCGCGTGGACGACCCGGACCTGCCCGAGTTCATCAAGGACCTGTTGCGGATCCGACTGCAGGCATCCATGAACTCGGTGTCGAAGTTCAAGACACTGCTCAAGGGCGTCAGCAGCGACCACCGGCTGCGCGGCACCATGCAGTTCCGCGGCGCTGGGCGCACCGGCCGCGAGGCGCACCGCATGTTCCAGCCGGGCAACCTGCCGCGGCCCACGCTCAGCCACGAACTCGTGGAGTACGCCATCGACCGGCTCAAGGCAGACGACCTCGAGGGCCTGGAGATGGTCTTCCCCAACGTCATGCTGGCCATGTCGAACACGATCCGCGGCGCGATCGTGGCAGGCGAGGGCAAGAAGATCGTGGTGTCCGACCTGTCCAACATCGAAGGCCGCGTGGCCGCGTGGTTGGCCGGCGAGGCGTGGAAGCTGGACGCGTTCCGGCACTTCGACAGCGGCGAGGGCACCGACCTCTACATCCTCGCCTACGCCAAGTCGTTCAACGTGCCGCCGGCCGACGTGCCCAAGAAGGGCCCCGAGCGCCAGATCGGCAAGGTCGAGGAGCTCATGTTCCAGTACGGCGGTGGTGTCGGCGCGTGGCTCACCGGAGCGGCCACCTACGGCATCGACCTGAACAAGATGACCGAGCAGGTGTGGCCGGTGCTGGCTGACTGGGCGAAGGACGAGGCCGCGAAGTTCCTGCAATGGCTGTACGAGACCGAGAACAAGAAGCACGAGAAGCGGTACCTCGCTCTCAGCCGGAAGTTCAACGACCAAGTGCCGCAGGCCGAGCACGACGCGCTGCTGGAGCAGTGGTCTGCGGCCAAGCTGAAGGCCCGCTACGGCCTGAGCGAGAAGACCTTCATTGCGTGTGACGCCATCAAGCGCTTGTGGCGCGCGGCCCACCCCGCGATCTCGTCCTACTGGAAGGAGATTGAGGAGACGGTGCGCGAGGCCATCCGCAACCCCAGCGTCACCTTCCAATGCCGCAAGGTCAAGGTGCGCCGCGACGGCGCCTGGCTGCGGTGTGCACTGCCCAGTGGCCGCGCGCTGTGCTACCCGAACCCCGGCATCACCGAGGACGGCAAGATCTACTACACCGGTTTCTCCCAGTATTCTAGACAGTGGGGCAAGGTCTACACCTACGGCGGCAAGCTGTTTGAGAACTGGACGCAGGCAGTCGCGTGCGACCAGCTGTTCGAATGCCTGCCGCTGGTCGAGGACGCCGGGTACGCGGTGGTGCTGGACGTGCACGACGAATTCGTCACGGAAGTGCCCGACAGCGAGGAGTACACAGCCGAGAAGCTGGCGTGTATCATGTGCTCCAATCTCGGATGGAACGAGGGACTGCCGCTCGCTGCGGCGGGCTTCAGTTGCTACCGTTATCGTAAGGAATGACATGAGCAGACACTTCAATCCAGCCAAGCAGATCTTCGAACGCGAAGACGAGGAGCAGGACTTCTTCCCGTGCCGCGACTGCAAAGCCGCGGTGTACTGGGGCGACCACTACAGCCAGGACGGCAGCAAGACCAGCGCGCTGTTCAACGCGTCCAACAGCCGCAAGCACGTGTGCGTGATCCCTGACGACTTTGAGGTGGTGCCGGAATGAACAACATGTACGACTCCACCACGGAGTACCGCATCAATGCAACGGCCCACAAAGTCAAGGAAGCCTTCAACAAGGCGAAAACCGAGGCGCGTGACGAGTGCCTTTGGCTATCGGCACGCTGCCGGGAACTCTTGGCCGACAACAAGTCGCTCCGGGCCTACGTCGAAAGCCTGGAGAACAAGTTGAAGGAAGAACAAGCGAAAGGCCGACCGTGAAGTGCCCGCATTGCGGCAGTCAGCGCAAACAGCCCGTCTACGAGACACGCCGAAGCGAAGATGAGATGTGGCGCCGACGCACGTGCATGGGCTGCGGCAAGAACTACGTGACGGTCGAGAGTGCGGGCAAAGAGTTGAAGATGCCCAACGAACTCACGAACTACAAGTTGCGGCAGAAGCATCACAATGGTTAAGGTCTACGCCAGCATGTACGAGAGGCTGATCGCGAACAGCGAGAAGCCCGACGACCAGAACGAGTGCGGCTGCTGGCTTTGGACAGGCTGTACCGACGGCAAGCGCTGGCCTTACGGCAAGGTCAACGTGCGCATCGAAGGGCGGCACGTGTCGCTGCGCGCGCACCGCGCCATGGCCGAGGTGGTCGAAGGCCGCGCGCTGGACCCTGAGCACGAGACCGTAGAGCACCTGTGCGGCAACCCGCTGTGCGTGAACCCCGACCACTTCGAACTGATCGACCGCGTGGACAACTCGCTGCGATCGATCCTTGAGAAACCGAGAGGCATCTGGAATGGCAGCTGAAGGCGATCTGCGCAAGAAACTCAAGGCGCGAGTCGAGGCCTACGGCGGCGAGATCCGCGCTGTTAGTTGGTTGGGCCGACGGAACGCGCCGGACGTGCTGGTGCTGTGGGGCGACATGGTGTGGCGCGATGACCTCCACAACACGCACCCCTTCGTCGAGACCAAGGCCCCCGGCGGCAAGCCCAGCGCAGCGCAGGCCCGAGAGCACCAGCGCATGCGGGCCGCGGGCTGCACCGTGCTCGTGGTCTCGACCGAAGCGCAGTTGAACGAGTGGCTGCCTCCGCTGTGAGTTGCTGGGCCAAAGTCACGAAGTTCGACCCGCGCTCCGCAGCACTGGCCGACCGGCACTACTCTCGTCGCAAAGTGGGGTCACCCCAGTTCATGCCGCCAGGCCAAACGCTTATCCTGCTGAGCGATGACGAGGCGGCCGTTTTTGGCTGGTGGCGCCCAGACCCAAAGAGCGGCATCAAGGCAATGAACGGTCTTGACGGGTGGACGTGCACGATCTTCCGCAACGAGTCGTTGGCGTACGTCTCGTCGGCGATGATCCTTGAAGCGGAACAGATGCTTCTCGCCGAGGGCTACGACATCGGCCCTGACGGCTTCATCACCTATGTCTGGGACAAGAAAGTGAACAGCGCAAACCCCGGCTACTGCTTCAAGCTGGCAGGGTACAAGACCCGAGGCCGGAGCGCCGATGGCAAGAAGACGCCGCTGACCAAACCGTACCCATGAGACCGTTCACTCCGCACCCCTACCAGTCGATCATGATCGACCACGCGATCAGCAACCCCCGCTGCGCGCTGTGGGCTGGCATGGGCATGGGCAAGACCAGCAGCACGCTCGCCGTGTGCGACGCGCTGCTGCTCGCCGGCCTCGCGCGGCGGCCGCTGATCCTGGCCCCACTGCGCGTGGCTCGGTCGACGTGGCCTGGCGAGGCCGAGAAGTGGGAGCAGTTTGCGCACCTGCGGGTGCAACCGATCATCGGCAGCGCCGAGGAGCGCCGGGCCGCGCTGCAGGCCAGCGCCGACATCTTCACGATCAACTACGACAACCTCGTGTGGCTGGTCGACACGCTGGGCGCGCACTGGCCGTTCGACATGGTGGTGGCCGACGAGTCCACGCGCCTGAAGAACTTCCGCATCAAGCAGGGCGGCAAGCGCACCCAGGCCCTGAGCAACGTCGCGCACTCCAAGGTCAAGCGCTGGATCAACCTCACCGGCACGCCGGCGCCGAACGGCCTGAACGACCTGTGGGGGCAGACGTGGTTCTTAGACGGAGGCTATCGACTCGGCCGTTCCTATAGCGATTTCGAGAACCGGTGGTTCGGCTACCAGCGCGCGAAGGACGCGGTCACTGCGCACAAGACCTTCGTCAAGCGTATTGTCTTCCCGCACTCGCAGACCGAGATTCAGGATCGCCTGCGTGACATCTGCCTCACGCTGGACCCGAAGGACTGGTTCGACCTGAACGACCCGATCGTGCGCACCGTCGAGGTGGAGCTCCCGGCCAAGGCCCGCAAGCACTACCGCGACATGGAGCGCGAGATGTTCACGCACCTCGAGGGCCACGACATCGAAGCCTTCGCCGCGGCAGCCAAGACGATCAAGTGCCTGCAGATGGCCAACGGCGCGGCCTACGTGGGCGACTCCAACACAGAGTGGGTGGTGACGCATGATGAGAAGATCGAAGCCCTCCGGTCGGTGGTCGAAGAGGCAGCTGGTGCCCCGGTACTGGTTGCGTACCACTTCAGGAGCGATCTCGCTCGTCTTCAGGCCGCTTTCCCGGAAGCCCGGCAGCTTGATGCTTCGCCCCAGACCATCGAAGATTGGAATGCAGGGCAGATACCGATCCTACTGGCTCACCCGGCTTCGGCGGGCCACGGTCTGAACCTACAGGACGGAGGCAACATCCTGGTCTACTTCGGGCACTGGTGGAACCTGGAGGAGCGCCAGCAGATCCTCGAGCGCATCGGGCCGATGCGGCAGAAGCAGGCCGGCCACGAGCGCCCCGTTTTCGTCTACAACATCGTGGCCCGCGACACGGTGGACGAGGTTGTCATCGACCGCATGCATTCCAAACGCGAGGTTCAGGACTTGCTGCTTGAGTACATGAAGAACCGAAATGGCTGACTTTCACTCGTGGTCCAAAGACTCCCTGGTCAAGCTGGCCGAGGAGCAAACCGCGCGCATCGCGGAGTTGGAAGCGGACAACAAGACACTGCTTCTGGCCTGGCGCCAAGCGCTTGCGCAAGCGACAGCATCTGCTACACTGACTGCACCCTCCAAGGAACAAACATGAAACGCACCCTCGCCGTCGCCCTGCTCGCCACCCTCTGCGCCGCCACCTCGGCCTTCGCCACGGGCAAGCCGCCTGCCCAGCCGCCTGCCACGCCCCCGGCAGCCGTGCCCGTCAGCGCGACGGCGCAGGCCGCTGCGGCGGCAGGCTCGGTGTCCGGCGC